GTCAATCTTTGTAAATCCATTTTAACTTCATTTTCTTGTTCAGTATCTTTTTCTATTTTTAGCATTTCAGGTGTTTTTTTTACTTCTACTTTTCTTTTCACATCTTCTAAATATTCATTTACATGAAATCCTTCTACTACATTTGACATTTGTGGACGGTCATATAGATTTTCAAATTCAGGGATTTTTTTAGGATTTTCACGTTTCTTAATGATCTTTTTCATTTTTTTCTTTAACGATGAAACCATTTTATCATCATTTGTCATATTATCTTCATCATTTTTTTTATGATCCCATGTTTTTTTCCACGATGACATATTCTATTGTATATTTGGTATATAATAGAATATGATAAATAACCCGACGTTTCTAACCAAAATATTAACGTGCATAAGTCAATCCGCAATTTCCACTTACGAATGATAAAATATTAAGACGCTCTTCAAACACATGTAAGTTATAATTATATACATAAAGCGCCCATGATGGTTTTGATGATACATTAACTGGAACACCACTATCATCACATTCAATGTTTACGGTTGCTCCTGAAACATCAATTGGTGGACTATATGTATTAAACTCGAACTCAATATCTTTAAATCGTCCTGTATTTACTGCGCCAGATGGTTGATATTCAAAAGGACTCGTATTCAAGCAAAAGTTGTAACAATATAATCCTTCTTCCGCAAAACCGCGCGTGCGCGTATATTTCTCAACATAATCATAAATACCTCGAGGCATGGAAATTTCTCGATAATCCGGACCAAACAATAATCCAAATGTTTCTAAAATAGGACGATTGTTTGCCGAACTATAATCCCCTGTAATATACAAATTACTTGAACTATCTAATTGAATATTGGACGGAATATGGTTTTTATATGGCCAATTGGTATAATTCGACCATTCATTGCGCATAAAAGCGTCGTTTCTTTGAAAATACCACATCCAATCCGCAACCATACCTGTGGTTGATTGTAATTTCACACGATTTGAACCCACCACATTCAAAAAATCATATTCGTGGATTTCTTTTACTAAATAGATTTGATCTTGTGCGGCAAACTTTTTCTGTTCTTCTTCGGATAAAAAACAATATGTAGACATTAAATGGACATCCGCATTCCATGTATTCGTTTTATTTGAATAATTTCCACTTGTTATGTCAGTTGACGGTGGTGTTTGTAAAAAGCGGTACAATTGAAATTGATCTGCACCAGGAGTGATCTGAACATAGGGAAATCCATCATTTACATTAAACACATCTCGCACTTGAAACAAATGATACATAGGTCGTAATGTCACATTAATGGTTAATTCTTGGTATTGAAGCGCAATTAAAGGAAAAGCACATCGATTATCTAAAGTAAACCATGTATTCAATGGAATATATAATTGTCTTCCACGAATAGATGGTTCGGCACCACTTGCGTTCGTGGTATATTTTGCCGATGGATACGTGTTTGTTTTATAAGGTGATGTAAATGTACGATAAGGATTGTTTGCCGGATCATTCAATTCTGGTACATTTCCAGTCATAGCATTAAATAATTCCCGTTTCTCTTTCGTAAAATCACGATTTACCATTGCGTGTAAATATTGTCCTGAATATTTTTGTATAAGTTGTGATCCACCGATAATTTCAATTTCTTCAATTAATTGAGCACCTAAATTTTCAATCCATTTAAAGTCATAAGGCGAATATTGACCATTTGTATAATACGGATTATTTGGATCCGAATTTGCTGGCCATATGGGACTCCAAATATCGGGTAAATTCAAAACCAAATATGTGTCCATTAATAAATCACCATAACGTTTCATTTTAAATGTGAATTTAGACGATTCTGTCAATCTCAATTCTCGTTGACCATCAAAATCCAACCGGAATTTTTGAAGTCCGAAATTCGTATATTTAGAATAAGTCACTTTAAAAAATGTTTTCGATGGGTTTCCTGTTAAAAACAAATTAGCATTCCCTACAGAAATTATATTTAATAAACCCCCAGGCATTTTAATATATAGTAAATGTCTATATTTTTTAATTACTTTATCTACGTTTTATATAATAGAATGTCAACAGTTCTTCAAAATATCATTGATTATACTTTAATTATAGCAGCATTTATATTGGTAATGTATTTCATTTATTCGATGATTACCAAAAATCAGGAAAATAAACCTATGTCTAAACCCCCGCCATTTGAAGATACTCCAAATGCGACTCAACGTGCACAATTAAGCAAAATCGAAGGAACTACTACCACATCCGCAATTAAAAACGCGAGTTTTGACGCTTCTAATGACAATGCTCTACGTAATTATGTTATTAAATCATCATCCAATAGTGCTTACACAAACGGATATATGAACCTAAATATGATTAAATACGTGCTTTCCAAAGGTTGTCGTTTCTTGGACTTCGAGATTTATATGAAAGACAATGTACCTATTGTTGCCTATAGTACCAACAAACAATCTTTAGAAACATTTACATCGGAAGCGCCGGCAGTTTCCTTTTCCGGGGTTTGTTCTACCATTTTATCAAACGCCTTTTCCGAAACATCTCCCAATTCCGACGATCCACTCTTTTTACACTTACGTATTAAGACTTATGACTCCACTGCTTACTCGAAAATTGCCCAAATTATAAAGGGCGGTCTTGGACCCAAATTGTATACTGAAACCGATGGAACTGCTGTTCCTGTTAATTTAGACACACAAATTACCGATTTTCTTGGAAAAATTGTGGTCATTGTGGATCAACATTCTTCTCCCGGATTTCAAAATTACGCAACATGTGCTCCTGATACTGGTGACGATTGTTATAGTTTGACAAATGTTATTAATTTAGTCAGTAATTCGCAAACTGTTCGAACATATAGTCAAAGTGATTTGACATATCAACCAATTAATCCTCCTGATCCAGGAGTATACTTATTTAGGATTGTTTTTCCAAATATTGGATTTTTCGGTTCTACTAAAAATTCGGATGCGCAATATTTAATACGAAATTACGGTGTCCAAGTTGTTGCCCAAGCGTTTTATGTCAATGATTCTAATTTGCGTTCTTATGAAGCAATTTTTGCGGATAAAAAGAGCGCGTTTGTACGTCTTGAAAATGTCATAAACGTATACGAATAAATTTATATGATAGTTTTTTATGATCATTATATAAATGGGAAAAAATAAAACAATGAAACATATGTCCAAGAAAAAATTCATCCCCACTGAATGTACAAATAAAATGACCTTTGATGAATGTGAATTGGCAATTTTACGTCAAGCGGTGGATAATAATGAAAAAATTGCCGGACAAAAATTAGCGTCCAGTGACGAAATCAAAAAAATGATCGAAATTGTGGAAAATTTCTTGAAAAAGAAGAAATTGTTGTGTTATGGTGGAACCGCAATTAATAATATTTTACCCAAACACGCCCAATTTTATAACAAAGAATATGAAGTCCCCGATTACGATTTTTATTCTTATAATGCTTTAGACCACGCAAAAGAACTTGCTGATATTTACTATAAAGAAGGATATGAACAAGTCGAAGCAAAATCCGGTGTTCATGAAGGTACATACAAAGTCTTTGTGAATTTTATTCCTATGGCCGATATTACAAGTCTTCATAAAAGTTTATTCGATTCTTTATCAAAAGAAAGTATTTCCGTAAGTGGTATTAAATATGTTCCTCCTAATTTTCTTCGCATGGGTATGTATTTGGAATTATCACGTCCGGCAGGTGATACTAGTCGATGGGAAAAAGTATTGAAACGTCTCAATCTACTAAACAAATACCATCCCATGAAAATTCAATACGATTGCGAGAAAGTGGATTTTTTGCGAAAAATGGATCAATCCAAAGATGATTCTGAAAAAATCTATTTTATTATGCGCGATACTTTTATTGATTTAGGAGTTATTTTCTTTGGTGGATATGCCGCAAGTTTATATTCTAGACATATGTCCAAGAAAGATAAACAATTTATTGACAAAATACCCGATTTTGATGTCCTTGCTGAAAATCCCAAAGAATGTTCTACGATTATTGTGGAACGTTTAGAAGATGCTGGATATAAAAACGTTAAAATTGTTGAACATGAACCTATTGGGGAAATTATTCCTGAACATATTGAGATTCGATATAAGAATGAAATTTTGGGATTCATTTATAAACCGATTGCTTGTCACAATTATAATGTATTGAAAGTCCAAGAACATGAAATAAATGTTGCTACTATTGATACAATAATGAGTTTTTATTTGGCATTTACATATGTTACTACGAATTATTATTATATTGAC